CCATTGCCCTGACATAGTAATGTTTAAGGAGTTCAAGTAGCCTGAGTTTATCTATGTTTCGCGATGTAAATTCTTCAGGTTTAAGTGTTTCAACAAATTGCCGAATATGTTCAAACTTATTTGCTAGTGGGTGTATTGTTTCAACATCCTTTAATGTTAATAGCCCGGTTTGATTTAATGCCGAGTCAATCTCGATCTTGGCAACATTGCCAAATCTTTGTACTAGACTATAGATTTTAGCTCGTGCTTCATATTGAACAGGTATATCAAATACTATTTTTAGATAGTTATTTAAATTTGATTTGAGTGTTTCCTCAATTTCAAGATCTGTTAAATTTTGTATTGTTGAATATAAAACTGTTTTATGTTGTGGTGAAAATGTGTTTTCAAAGAATTGTGTTTGGAGTGTTGCAACATCTAAGATATAAAAACCTTTAACATTTTTCTCATCAGCCCAGGTTAATTCCAATGGTGCTCCAATCCAGATAAACCTTTTACCAAACCTCTCAAACTCATCACGCATGTGGAAATGACCAGAAAAGATTATTCCTGTATCATTAAGCAAATCGAATAGGTGTTTAACCTTAAATTTAGTTGTGTTTACTAGTTCCGCACTGTCAGTTATTATAGAGGCAGTATCAACAGTTTCATTATTAAATAGGTAGGAATTTACAGTGTCGTCATCAATTTTTTCCAGCTCTATATTTTTTAATTTAGCAAAAAAATGTTTTATCGTATCAACTTCAGTATTTGCATGTGTCAATATGACATCATACTTCTGGTCTACAGCTGGTATCACTCCGAGCCATGGAACAAATAGAATTTTCTTGTCATCAATTTCAATACTATCGGTCTTAGTTACTAATTGTATTTTGGAATCAGTAATCAAATCGAGAAATTTCAAACTATGCACATTTTGTGTCTGTTTATAAAAATAATCGTGGTTACCACCAATAAAATAAATCGATTCAAAGTGATTTTTCAGGTACGTTATTAATTTAATACCTATATTTTGTGTTAATACGTTTATAAAAATACGATTATGATAATAATCACCGAGGAATGCTATTTTACGAACACCGAGTTCAGAAGATTTTTTTGTTATAAACTCAACAACTTTTACAGCTTCAGCGAGTTGTTCTGTTGAATCTCTGCTGCTACCTAAATGTAAATCACTAAAGATCGCAATTTTACTCATGTGTATATAATACTCATTTTATGCATAAATAGATACAGCTGTAATTCATTTAGTATTAGCTAAATGAAAACTGGGGGAAAAGCTCTCAGCTGTCCAGCTGCAGTATTATTTATAATACTACCGGTAACTATTAATAAGGAAAGCATATTATGGCAGTTATCTATCTTACAACGAATCTCATCAACTTCAAAATATATTCAGGTTTCGACAGTAAAAATAATTCGAAATATCTTGGTAGTGGAACATATTTAAAAATAGCAATTGAAAAGTGTGGTAAAGAAAATTTCAAGAAAGAGATACTTGAAGAATTCGATCTCGATGACTGGTCTTTAGGCAGATGGCAGGATAGGGAACGTTACTGGATACATTTCTATAACTCACAGAATCCTGAGATTGGATATAATATAACTGAAGGAGGACAAGGAACTTTTGGGTATTTAGGAAATATTGGATCAAAACGAAATAAAAAAACTAAATTAAAACAAAGTATTGCAGCTGCATTAGCACACAAAAATAATCCTACAGCATGGAATGGACATATTCCATATATGAAAAATAAACATCATTCGCTCAAAACAAGAGTTACTATGAGTATTAAAGGTAAAGGAAAATTAAAAACAAAATCGCACGCTAGAAACATTAGTAACGGTTTGACACTCGCTCTTAAAGATACAGTTTGGATATATGACAAAATTTCAGAAAAATACAAAAGACCGAAAATAAAAGATCTCCAAAACTGGATAGATTTAGGGTGGGTTAAAAAACACCCGTAAAGAAAAATCAGTCGTGATTGACTAAATCTCGGTTGCTATCATAAAGCATACTATTTAATGAATCTACCATCTCATTTTTAACGCGCAACCCCCGATTGAATTTTTTTATTCCACTGAGTGTCATTCTGTGCGCAAGCAACGAGAAATAATAGAAAGCATTGGCATCTTTGCGTTCAGTGTCAAACTTATCAACCTGCGAAACCATGCGCAATATTGCATCACCAACAAAATCGTCTATCTCAGTGTAATCACAGAAACTAGCTTTACTGCGAATATATCTATTAGCAATATCAAGAAACATTTTCCCGAGTTTCTCTGACATTACTCCGGTGGTTTTGTATTTCCTAATTTCATTGCACATTTCTACTTTATCAACGTAATGTACAATTTTCTTCTTCTTTATTTTAGCGGATATTTGTTTGGTAATTTTTCGTTTTTCCACAGTATTCCTTTGATTATCATGTTAACAACTTTTATTCATTATACTCTACACCCTAGTACCTAGTACCATAAATAGAATTGACAGTAATTCAGTTGAAGCTGAAAACTATGGGATTAGCTCATAGCTGTCCTGTCAACAGTATTATTTATACTGCAACAATAGAAAAGGATTAGCATTATGGCAATAACTTATCTTACTACGGATCTAACAAACTCCAAAATATATGTAGGTTTTGATAGCCACAATAATCCAAAATATTATGGCAGTGGTAAACTTCTTAAACTAGCAATCAACAAACGTGGTAAAGAAAATTTCAAGAAAGAGATACTTGAAGAATTCGATCTCGATGACTGGTCTTTAGGCAGATGGCAGGATAGGGAACGTTACTGGATACATTTTTATGATGCAACGAATCCAGAAATAGGATATAACATGTTTACAGGTGGTAACGGTAGTATTGGAAACACTCCATGGAATAAAAATCTTAAAAATAAATACAAGCGTCCAGGTCAAAGCACGTATATGAAAAATAAATGGAATGATCCAACATCAAGAGAACAACAGTCAATACGCTTGAAAAAATATTGGAAAACCCCAGAAAATATAGAAAATCGTAAAATTGTAAGTATTAGATCAAAGAAACTTTGGAAAAATCCTGAATTCAGGAGAGACGCAACATTAAAAAGAACAGGAAAAAATAACGGAATGTATGGCAAGGTTGGGTGTTGGAAAGACAAACATTTCACAAAAGAACACAGGATGAATCTAGGTAAATCCCATAAAGGAAAAATTAGTATATTTAATCCAAAAACAAAGACTATAAAATTTGTTAATCCAACTGAAACCACCGTGTATTTACAACTCAGTTGGAGATTAGGACAAAAATGACATAAATATATATGTATCAAACAACCAACCCGTTAGATCAAAAATGAACATTGTCATTGATTATTCGTTGAAAACACCTGCTTTCCGTAGTGGGGTGGTATTTACAGATCTCGCGATGCCGTTAAGAATAAATCAAGCTAAAACGCAGTATGTGGTTAATCTTAATTTTGGTGCAGTAGATAAAGCTTTACATAACATTTTTGAATGGCTGCCAGGGCAGAGGATATTGGATCCAGAATTTGGGAATAAGATTTATCGGTTTGTATCTGAAATAATTAGTGATGTCACAAGTAAAAATATTGCGGGTGGTATTAGGCAAATGTTCAATAGTGAGCCGCGGGTGCAGCTAAAGAAAGTTGAAGTTACGCCAGATCCAGCTCAAAACCAATACTCTGTTAATATTGAATATTACATACCTCTTTTGAATCAGACTGATTCCACTGAATTTGTGATAAAGCGCCTTGCAGCATAGTGATAAAGGAAAATTAAAATGGCACAATCTACAGTAGTTAAAACAGATTATTTATCATTTGATAGTGCATCAATCAAACGTTTGATATTGCAGCGGTTATCAGAAAACCCCCACTTCACCGACTTTATTTTTAACGACAGCAATCTTATCACGTTAGTTGATATTTTTGCTCATACGTTTCAGGTGCTAACCTATTATCTAAACCATTCTGCATCTGAAAGCTTATTTTCAGACGCTCAGATTTATGAGAATATAAACAGAATGGTAAAATTCATTGGGTATAATCCTCGTGGATATGCGACTGCAGTGGTTGAAGCTGCTGTTGCTGGTTTTACCGGAACTTACGCCAGAGTGCTACCAAAATATTCACAGGTTGCAATTAATGCTACGGATGCTAATGGCAAACAAATTCGATATTCAACAGCAAACTACTATTACATTTCTCCTAGCAGTTCTGGGAATGACAACAACATTATAATGTATAACGGCGTTTGGAGATTATATGAAAGAACGTTTGTATCTACTGGAGATCCAAATGAAACTTTGATACTCAACAACCTCATTTCAGATACAGACAAAAAGAAATACATCGCGTTTCCATATGTCGATGTATTTGTCAAACGTATTGTAAACAATGCAACTAAGTGGTATACTTTTGAAGCCGTTGAAACTGGTTTGTTTATAAATCAAACGGATACTAGAATATATAAACCAACGGATCGGATATTTGAATTGCGCTTGAATGAAAATAAAGCAGTTACCCTTCGCTTCGGCGATGGGGTGTATGGTGAGAAGCTGCAATTTGGTGATGAAATATATATTGCATATCTTGAATCCAATGGTCCGGATGGTTCAATTGGAGCAGAAACTTTGGATTCTTCATCGACAAAAGGAGTAATTTCATATGGTATTGCTGGAATGACTTCAGCGACATTCAATGAAATATTCAGCGACCAATCTGTAATTTGGCTAACTACCGCCGATTTGAATGATGTATATGTAACAAATTCATCTGCATCTTCCCTTGCAACCACTGAAGAATCTGTTGAAGAAATCAGAAACAATGCTCCTAAGTGGTTTAAGTCGGTTGGGTTGCTACGTTCTTCAGATGACATCGAGAATTTTATTTGGAGAAACTATTTCAAGAATATTGACTCAGTTAAAGTTATGAATAACTGGGCATACCTCGCCTCATTCTTTCGTTGGTTGTATAATCTCGAGTTGGCCACTGGCAATTCATACATAACAAATGATTTGAAGACGAGATATGGATATGTTTGGGCAGATTCCTGTGATTTTAATAATATGTATTTGTTTGTGCAGTTTAAAGAAACTACAACTGTATCACAGAACGATATTCACGATGCAATACAGCCTTTAAAAATCACCACTTCAGAAACAGTGTTTCTAGATCCTCTACTTAAATATTTTGTGCCATGTGCCTTATCTCCTCCAACTGGATATAGCACAAGTGGGACTGAATGGGATTCAAATCTTGAAAACTACATTGAGATATTGGTTGATGAAAATTCAATGGTTTCACCTGAAATTGTTCAAGGAAAAGTGGTCCAAGTAATCACACAATTCTTCGCATCTGAAAACAATGCAATTGGTGGCACTCTTGATTTCAATGCACTAACATCTGATATAACTTCAATTGATGGTGTTAAGCGAATCCGAACAATTTACAAGAGTATAGTGTCTGGAACTCCTGAGCAAATCATCAATGGATTGCGATTTGCTTGTTGGAGTAATGTAATAGTTGCTGGAGCCGACCTGGATTATATCACAGGTTCCTATAAACTTGAGGATTTCCAATTTCCTAAACTACTTGAAACTGATATTTCTCCTAGAGTCCGTGTCATTACAGATTCGATTCTCGGATTAACTAATATCGAATATTAATTCATATAAGTATTAAATAAAATGTTTGCACAAGATAAAAATTTAATCAAAAAAGACGGTAACTTTTCAACCACTGAAAAGCTTAATACCTATATCAGGAATCCTGACTGGAAGTTCGGCTTTCGCGAAGTAGAACAAGGCCTTCTTGGTATTGCAAATGACGGGTACCCAGCTGACGTGCAAAGTGATATTGGCGGTAAGCGCGGTTCTTCTGCTTTGTGGCGGTTTCTTTCGGCAAGTACTGAAGATCTTGGTGATCAGATATATGAAAGAATTTCCAGATTCATAACCAATCTACATGATATTGATACGTGCGAATTACATAGTCTTGCTTCATACGCACAAGAACTCGGGTATGAAGGAAATCTAGATTATTTAACTTTCACATATCCAATAGAAATATATAATCTATTGAACATATTTTCCGTTGATAAGAATGTTATTTTTGAAACAAACGAAATATTAAATGATACACAGTTGTCTGCAGTATTTCCAACGTTAAGCGCTATGCCATCTGGTGCCGCCGGACACAATGTAATGTCTGGATTTGTAAAAAACATGGAAGGACTAGCTCCTTCAGTTTCTGCTCTATCATCCACTGCATTCTCAGATGAAGAATGGGCCCGAGTTGTTGCATTATCAGGTAACGCTTTATCAGGAAGTCTTTATGAAACTTCAGGATATTTACTTGGATATGATTTTATTCCGAGCGGCAATTATGTCGGGTATATTGATCAGTCATTATTTAGTTGCTTGTCATCATTTGTGTATTTACGATATCGATATGAAGAATATCAGGAAGAGCAAAATCTTGCTACTAGTGCTTCATTAGCAGATACTAGTGGGTATGTTTGGCAGCATATTACTGATCAATTATATGGAACTGATCTATACAAAGATCAGAATAATATCGATAACTCAATAATCGAATTGAAATTGCGGCTTGGCCTCCCTCTATTTTTTAACGAAAAGAAATATGTTGATCAGATTGAAGCAGGTGTCGCAACACTCTTAGATTTTTCAGCGAGTGAACAATTAATATTACAGGAAGAAATTACTCGTAGATCAAAGGTAATTGCACATCAACTTCCAATCCAAAGGTATAAAGCTGATAGAGAAAAAAAGGTTGTTGAATATTTTAGATTCATAGAAAACTTTAATCAAATTGATCCGGATATTTACTTTAAGATAGATCCAATTGATAATACGAAACTACAATTATCCGGAACACACAGTAGTGGAATGCTCACAATTTCAGCATGTGAATTCTACATTGATAATGATTATATAACCGCTGTCACAAAATCTCTGCGTAATATTGCGTTGAAAACATTTTATTTCCGGCAGTCTTTAAGACTACTTGCACAAAAACATAGTCTTAAAGGAACTTCAACATTAATTGAAGTTGCAATCAAAGAATTGTTCGATAAGTTTGTCTTTGATTCATATTCTACGTGGCGCTATACAAATCCTGTTCCTTCCTCTTCAGTTCAAATGATGTTTGATGTTAAAAAGCTAAGTAATTTCAATGTTGATGTCGTTGAATATTGGGATTCAACAGAGTATATGAATATTTCAGCGTTAACGGATTATCCAGCAACCAAATTCAACGAAGAAGAAAGCACAGTAAATGAGAGGTTCTGGACCAATGAAGAGAGTTTCTCAGAAACGTTTACGAATCCTGAGATCTCAGCGTTTTACATGAGATTAGGATTAATTGCTCCGTCTTCTATAACTCCAGATAACTATATCAATTATTTAAGTGGATTCTTCGATAGAATTTATAATTCAGCGGCTTTATCCGCCTACAACACTTCATCTGCCTGCTCATTCGATTATGTCTCTGCAGACTCACTGTCTGGTGGCTACCTGGATGACTCAGTTTTTGACAGTGTATCTGGTGGCTTGGATAACTGGGCATTAACCGGCACGATTAATTATAGCGATGATTTTAAGCCACATGTTTCTGGCGTGGCCTCAATGAGAGCATCTTCAGCTTTTTCAATCATAACAACTGCCGCAGTTTCCTCAATTACCGGATCAATTGACGGATATACTCCATCAGGAATTCTATGGACTTCATCGACAACTTCTACTCCTACAGTATCATCGTTTGATTTAACAGGATCCATCTCTAACCTTTTATTTTGGACGGATATTTCCGGTGTTTCTCAAATATATGGTGATTTCACTGGAGTATCTGTTCCTTCGGGATTTGCATTAACATCGAAAGTATATAGCAATCTTGGCACTCCATTATCATTTATCGATGAATACTCAACAGTTTTTTATAGGAATACCGGAACTCCTGTTGGAATTACTCCATATGCAAACTATAAAAATAAAACACATCCATCCTATGCTATTCATCCATTTGTTCGTCGATTAATTGAGGCGGAAAAGGATACGTTGATTTCTCTTGAAAATATTTTCTCAGAAATCCTTGAAACTGTTCATGGTGATTTCGGTGAATTGCAATATCGCATCGATGAATATGGAAACACTATAAATTCATGGATGTCTCAGAACGTTGAATATGGGTGCTATTCAACTGCCTATGAAACCAACACCAATCTCGATTATACAGATGAAGTGAATAAAAACATAGGTATAGATGGACCGTGGAATTTCAATGCATTAAATTCTTTTGTCGCTGATCCGTCCGCTTTTATTTTATCGGTATCAGGTGGAACGAATGAATACTATGATAATATTGATTTAACGTTAGATGAGAAGGTTAGAATTGCTCGGCAATTAGCTACAGTTTCTGGGGATGTTTCAGGAACTACTTGCATTCGTGGACTACAAAGCTATGTTATTTATCAATATGGAGTAGATACATATGAAAATAACTATATCCTTTTCAAATCCGATAAAGAATTCGATACTCAAGGAAGTATTTGGGTAAGGATGAAGAACCATCCTTTAGCTCTTCCTTTCTCATCAGTATCAGGTCAGGAGCATTATGCTGGGGACTGTGGTCAAACTAGTGAGATGAGTCAAATCGATACTTCAGCCCACAAAGCATTTCAAACGTGCGTTAATGAAGCATATGATTTTGGTATTTTCGGACCGTGGATTTGGGTTACTCATTCTGATAACATTGAATCACAGGTATCGATCGGAAATTTGGTTCAAGTTGATAATGCACTTTCAGTTCAACGTGATCTCAATCATAATTTTGAAGGATTCAACCTGTCCGGCCAAACCCGACATTATGCTGGAGTTTATACTAATGCCGGAGCAATGACTTTAGTTTCAGTTTCTGCTGATCGTTATCTTGCAACATTACCAATAAGTCCAGCAGATCCGTCATATCATCTAGCAATTATGATCTTTGATTCTTTCCATCCTGATGATGGTGTATCAACTTATTTCAGAACAGTTCCAGTTCATTACGACACTTTTATTGCTAAGATTCGTTGGTTGTATGTTTTAGCTGGTGGAGGATATTATATATTAGCTCCACCATATAACTATTATCTCCTGAACGATCCTGATAACCCTTGGGATGGTACCTATAGGAATATCTGGAGATTGACTCATAACAAAAATATGCTGACCGTTGGATATGAACATACGTCATCAGTTTCTGGTGATAATCAGATTGAGAATATCTTTGGTGATAAACCACTAAGTTCTTACTATAATTTGCATCAATGTGCTGGAACTGTGAGTGCAACTGAAGTTGTAGTTCCATTTCCAAACAACGGCATGACGTTAATGCAATTCGAGCTTGAAGATGTTATTGAGGTTGCAGATGAAGCAGCAGTAATTTACACGATGCCATTCGCAAGATTACGCAATGTGCCACTTTTTGAGGAACCGACAACTGTAAATAATTTTAATACACTTACAGCACTTACTGAATACGGAAACAAAGGAAGATACTACATTGAATTATTCTCTGATAAGTGGCCCGTATCCGGCGCAGGAATTAGACATGGCAAGTTTTCAATAGATGGAACTCAATACATATGTTTCATCGATTTTGATGAATATGTTGTGTATGAGAATTACCCATTGCGCTCAACATATTTGGGGAATGCTGTTCATACTGAGGATTCAGTGGTAATTGTAGATGAAAGTCTACCAACAGAAACCAGTGCATGGAAAGCTGAGTTTTCGATACTTGATCTTGCTACCAGTGGCCTGCGCATTTGGCATGAATTTGCCGGCGAAGTTAATAAAGTGTTATCTGGATATAGCGATGATTTAACTAAAATCCACTCTTTTCAATATCTTGGCCGAAGTGCATTTGCGGTTTCTTCATTTGCTCCATAAATAGATACAGCTGGGTTTCAATTGGAATTAGCCAATTGAAAGCGTGAGGCAGAATTTCACGTCGCCCAGCTGCAGTATTATTTATACTACTATAATAATTAGAAAGGTAGAACCAAATACAACTATTACTTCCGGCCAAAGCTGAATCGCTAATTAGGACGAATCTTTATTTTCTATATAGCACTGAAAATCCAGGAGAACCGCGATATATTGGTAAAACATCAATAAAAATTGAAATTAGATTATCTGCAAAAAAAGGACATTTGTATGAAGCAAATAAAGGTGTCATCACACCTAAATGTTGCTGGGTCCGAAAAGTATTGCAAAATGAATTCGAAGTTAAGACAATGCTCATTTGCACTGTTGCTGGAAGCGGTAGTACAGAAGAACGTGCTTGGATTAAATATGGTAGGGAAGAAGGATGGAGATTAACAAATGCGACTGATGGAGGAGAAGGATCGGTAGGATGGAATCCATCAATTGAAACAAGACGAAGAATGAGTGCTTCAGGAAAGAAAAAAATATTTACTGTTCGCCACCGCCAAAATCTGAGGATTGGACATACGGGCTTGCGCGCGTCTCCAGAAACACTAGTAAAATTAAGTATTGTTAACAGTGGAGTTAATCATCCAATGTTTGGCAAACACCACTCAGAAGTTACAAAATTAAAAATGCGAATAGCACAACGAAGACGGTATGCCGGAATGCATTCGGTGTAAGCAGCGTTTAATCTCCGCCAAACGTTTTATCCTGGCATTTCTGGCACAATCCGGAAATCTTAAACTCTCGCTTAGAAATTTCATTCTTAAACTGTGACATAAATATCGGCGCTAGGCAAAATGGGCAATTGCCTTTTCTTATTTCATCTAGCATACCACCGAGTCCAAACGCTGTCATAATTTTCTTATTCACTGAATTTCTTCCTATTTAACCCGGACGAATACAGAATTTGTAGACGATGTCTTGTTTATTTCCGTGGTTTTCTTAGCTCTGTCGAAATGATGTATAGCAATACATTTCGGAACACAAACATGACATGACTCACGGTTGGTGCTGTGAGTTGAGAATGGCTTTTTACACTTTACACATTCACGCTTGAACCTGCCCGGCTTTTTTACTTTTTTCTTCGGAGCATCCATATTATCCTCGTTTTATTTTTAATAGTATACAATGTTGTATATCGTTTATTACCACGTTTATAATTAGTTTAGCCGCCAGATACAGTACTCACAGGACTTGATAGTAATACTGCGTTACTATCATTATGTATTTCTTTTAATTCCATCAACGAATGAATGATACAGGCAG